CAGCCATAGTTGCCATTTGTTTCTCATCCTATCAGCCGCTCTCTTTGGTTCGGTGCGTTGATGATGAGGTGCAAATATAATGTATAACCAATTAGAATACTTAGGACTGTGAGGGTCTTTAGGAGTATCAAATGTTGCATGATGTGTTCTATGCCAAGCACTATAAGATATTGGAGTACCTAATAAAGCATTCATTGATATAACACTCATTATATTTTGAAACCACACTGGTGGATTCCAAAGATTGTGTGTAGCCCATCTGTGTAAAAATAAGCTCATTACAACTTCTAATAAGAAATAAAATAAAATATATGCAATAAGTAAATGCTGCCAGCTAAGAACAAATAATGAATAAATAGCTAATACAAAATAAAATGTATACAAACCAGATATGTACTTTCCCATTTAGTAAGTCCATATCATTTGTTTCATATTTAAATCCAAATCAGTTTCCTCTAGTGTACCAAAACATACACCATTGTTGTGCATACCTGTATAATAAGTATCAATAGCTGTATCTTTAATACATTCAATGCCCCATTTGGTACCACCCAGTGCTTGTATATAATCTTTATTAGCTTGATGAAACTCTGTGGTAGCAGTCCATGATTTACTGTTATTAACTTTAGCTACTATACCCGTAACCCACAAAAAAAGACCATTTTGATATACACAATGGTTAAACATAACAGGCACGCTATCTTTGTAGATTTTTATGTTATGTTTATTTTGAACATTTTGATTATTCATTAAATTAATCATTGTTTGTTTTCTTTCTTCATCTGTCCAATCAGGGTTTTGATGGATTGTCCCACTTTCTAAATCTTCTTTACTATCTTCATATAAAGAGTTCCATTCATCATCTATAGCGAATGTGTCTACTTGTACCCATGTGTATGCCATTTTATCTCCTTATACAAATACTACTGTGTTAGTTCCACTACTGGATATACCACCACTATTACCCCACTCATAATGATTTCCATTCTGTACTACTGCTGATGTTCTGTTGTAATTAATAAAACTATTACCACCATTTGAAGAAACTTTCATTGTAGTCCAGCCTGTTTGGTTACTATTAAAATGTAATCTAATTCTATCAGGTGCACCAAATCCAGCAGCTATTGGACTATCATCGTGAAAGTATAATGCTTCTATATTTGTGCCTAATCCTACTTGGTTTGCTATTGAACCAAACGATTGATTACCTGTGCCATTATTACTTGCACCATTACTGTAACCTCTTTGGTTTGTACCAGCTTTTAAGTTTCTATTACCATTGGTTATAACAGCATTAAAAGTGACATCAGATGTACCATAAAAATCAGAAAATGTTATCATACCTGATGATGGTACTGTGTCTGAACCATAATATTCTGATAAAGCATGAGGAGCAGAGCCACCGAACTCAGTAGCTATTTCGCTTAGTTTTATTTGACCACTACTTTGTAATGCCATTCTTTAACTCCTTAATTTCCTCTTTAAGTTCCTTAATACAGTTAATTAATAAGCCATGTATAGCGTCGTACTCTACTGTTTTATATTTTTTACCATCTACAAGTTTAAGTTCTTTTTCTCTTACAGCTTCAGGTAAAACTTTTTCTAATTCTTGTGCAATGATACCAGCAGATTTTTGTCCGTTGTGTCTTGTAAATGTAACACCTCTGACTTCATCTATCTTATCTAAAGCATTAGGTATCATCTCTATATCAGACTTTAATGCAACATCTGATACTGTAGTAGAGAAAGCAATAACATCTCCATCTGCATGAAAGTCTCCATCTGCTTCCATTCTAAATCTTTCAGAATCATTTGTTTTAAATCTCATGCTATTATCAGAATGAACATAAGATATTTGTCCTATATCGGGGTCATCTGTATCTGCAAAGTTAATAAAACTTGTGCCTGAGTTAGCACTGGTCAAATTCATACCACCATTACCACTCGTTTTAGACACATCTAATAATTCAGCGGGTGAGGTAGTTCCTATACCAACTCTGTCATTTGATGAATCTACTTTCAATGTAGATGTATCAACAGTAAAATCACCACTTACTGTATTAGTTATATAATTTGAATCATTAGTCCACTGAGAGATGTTTCCTGATTTGTTTGTAAATGTAGTTGTAGAATCGGCTGTAGCCATTCCAGCTATTTCACCTGACCCTACTAATGTGTGACTTCCTGACGGTAGTGTTGCTTCACTAGCTCCAGCTACAGCGGGTGCTTTTAATATCACCTCACCTGAGGTTTCACCTAATAATTTAATACTACTCATCTTTACTCCTTAGGATACTTGTCTTTAATTGATTTAATTGTAGTTTTCCAACCATCAATTCCATTGTGATAAATGTCATCTAGTTGGTCTTCTATGCTTGGATATTCGGCTGCTCTATTATGTTGATACACACTAGCGTCCCACAACGCCTGTAATTCAGCTAGTTTAGTGTTACATTCTTCTAATGTAGGTTGTGCATTTTCAGTGTCATTCCATTCAATAGTAGAATAATCTTGGTCTTTCATTGTAAATGTAGAAGAAGGTCTTAATGCTACTATTGCTTCCATTAATTCAGGTTGTTTACTATAATCCATTTTTACCTCTATGTACTAATTGTTGTGTTTGAACCAGCTAATTCTATTGCATATAAGTAACAAGACGCTCTACCATGTGATACATTTGAATCGTTGTTATCGTTTTTACTTCTACCAATATACCATTGTCCATTATTTTCAGCAGACATTTGTACTCTGTATGTCAATGCACTTGTTGAGTTAGGTGATAATATACAAGACCCAGCAAATAATGTTGAATGGTTATTTTCACTTGGACCTCTAATTTTAAAAGAAACTCTAGTTCTGTTTCCATCAGCGTCACCTAGACCAACCCCTGTGTTGTTTTCTGTAAATATAACTGCAACAGTATTTTTATCAGTACCTATAACACCTGTTGTAAATAATAAAATCTTGTTAGCAGCGTCTGCTGGTGTAATAGTTACTTCTAATCCTGTATTAGAAAATCCACCTGAACCACTTAAAGTTGTTGTAATCTCATCTGCTGCTATTTTTACTATCGTTCCTATTGATGATATACCTGTAAGTGACGAGCCATCTATAGCTGGTAAAGCCCCAGTAAGTTGAGCAGATGGTAAAGCTGTTAAAGAAGCCCCACTACCACTAAACAAGTTAGCAGCTACTGTTCCTGTTGCAGTTAAAGTAGCACTGTTAACATCCCCTGTGCTAGTTAAGTCACCACTGCCTAAATCAACATTACCTGTAGCAGTATCTTTTACTACTATATCAGTGTTGTTAGCTTTAGTTCCAAATATGCTTATTGCCATGTTTACTCCGTCTCCAAATTAGTTTTTAATAATGTAAAAAATGTTCTCATGTTATCTGCGTTTGGAAAGTTACCAGTTGTAATAACAGCGATTAACTCATTTAGTTTTGTAACTTTTTCTGTATTTGTAGCGGTGTTGCTTTTTAGTATATCTAAAACATCTTTATATGCTTGTTGATGTGCTTCCATATATACCTCTTAATTAATTGTTATTGTTACTGGATTTCCTAATGAAGTTAACATTGTACTAAGGTGTACATTTCCATAGTTTGTATAACTACCGCACAACGCACTAGCAGCTACAGTACAAAAGTCTGCGTTTCCACCGCTGCTGTTATAACTTAAAGCATTGCTAAATGGACAAGTTGTAATACCATTAGCAGTAGAACCAAATTGACCTGAAACATTAACAAAGTTACCAGCAGTGTCAAAACCCCAAACATAAATACCATTAGGAGAAGGAAGACCTTGACCACCATTATAGAATTGACTTGCACTTGTTCTATTAAAAGTTACTGAGCCACTATTAGGAACGCCTGAGCCACTAATTGTTAGTGTACTCCAACCTGTAGGGTTTGCTCCTGAAGACGCACCATTAGATGTACCTAATCCTAAAGCAAAATAACCATAACCTTGTTGTTCAGTATAATGAGATAAAAAGTTTATGTAGTAAGTAGTACCACCAATGTTTAATGAATTATTACCACCAGTCCAACTTCCATGATTAGCATTGCTATAATAAGTTGCATATTGCCCTGTGTTATTAAAACCTGAAGCAACAGTACCTACTCTCCACACACTTCCTGTGTAGTGCCATTGTTCTTGCCCTACTAAACCAACAGTTAAAGTGTTTTGGAACATGTTACTAGAAGTACCATAAAAATCATCTAGTGCAATAGTGCCACTTGCTGGAATACCACTAGCAGCTGAATAATATTCACTAATTGATATCGGATTTGTACCACCAAATTCAGTTTGAATATCGTTTAAACTGATAGCTCCTGACGATTGTAAAGGCATTAAACTGTACCATATGCTGTTACATTACCTGTAACGATTAAATTCCCTGAAGCGTCTAGCTTCATCTTGTTAGTACCGCCAGTAGCGAAGTATAAAACACCGCCTGATTCTGTAATTGTCCAGTCACCTAAATCTACTGTAGTAACTTCTAAAGTAGTTACACCAGTTATATTATTTGATTGACCGTCTAAATTACCACCTAATTGTGGTGTTGTATCATTTACAACGTCTGAGTTTAACCCAGTTAATGATGAGCCATTACCAATAAATGATGTAGCAGTAAAATTACCAGCTGCGTCCATTGACATTTTAGTTACACCATTAGATTGTAAATCAATAGCACCGCTGCTATCTGATTCTATTAATAAACCACCAGCACCTGTGGTACTTGCGTTAATCTTACACGTCATAGTACTATCCACCTCTGTCCACTAGGGACTGTGACTACTACACCAGTATTTATAGTTAATGGTCCTACTGACATAGCATTTTTGTTTGAATTTAATGTGTAACTTGTAGTTACCGCTTGGTCTGTTTCTACAAACACGGCGTCAGAACCACCGCCAGTAGCTCCGCCACCACCACCAATAGCACCCCATGCAGAGCCGTCATAGCCTTCAAAGGATGTTTCGGTAGAGTTAAATCTAAGATATCCAGCTGATGGTGAACCATCTCTTTGTGCTGTAGTACCTGATGGTACATAAGCTGAGCCAGTATTACTTGATTTTTCTACTAAGTTAGTTGTACTGACAGCTGTATTATTCCATGATGAACCATCATAAACTTTCATGTTGTTGTCAGATGTATTGAAATACAAGTCACCAGCACTTAATGCGTCACCGTCATTATCTACTGTAGGGTCAGAAGACTTAGCTCCTAAATATGTGTCATCAAAATTATCTGCTGCTGCCTCAGCTGCCGCTTGAGCTGTTTGAGCTGCGGTCGCAGAAGTTGCTGCATTGGTAGCTTGAGTCGAAGCTGTAGTAGCAGAAGCCGCTGCGTTGGTTTCTGATGTACCAGCATTGGTCGCAGAAGTCGAAGCCGAAGACGCACTAGACGCCGCATTGGTTTCACTTGTGGACGCTGCCGTTGCTGAGTTAGCCGCTGCCGTAGCAGACGTGCCAGCTTGAGTTGCAGATGTCCCAGCGTTGGTCTCAGATGTACCAGCGTTCGTTGCAGCTGTTGAAGCTGTGCTTGCAGATGAAGCCGCAGCTGTAGCCGAAGCCGCTGCGTTTGTAGCATTTGTAGCTACGGATGATTCGGAAGCCGCTGCGTTAGTTGCAGAGGTCGCTGCTGCACTTGCAGAGTTAGCAGCCGCTGTAGCGGACGTGCCAGCTTGAGTTGCACTTGTGCCAGCATTAGTTTCAGACGTGCCAGCTGCTGTCTCACTAAGAGCCGCCGCTGTTGCACTAGCTGCCGCTTGAGTTGCACTTGTTGCAGCATTAGTCTCACTGGACGAAGCGTTGGTCGCACTGGTTGCAGCCTCACTTGCCTTTGTTGTAGCCTGAGCTAACTGTGAAGACATAGCTGTTTCTGACCAGTTCTTAGTAGCTGCGTCTTGTGCAGATGTAGGGTCAGCTACATTAGTTAGACGTTTGTTTTGTGCGTCCCATTGGAAATTTGTTCCTGATATTTTAATGACGTCACCTGAGTCATCAATAGCTTCTTGAGCCATAAAGAAAGCTTGGTCACTATCCGTGTCTAAATCTGATTCTGTTAGTACTGAACCTGACGCATAATCTACGAGCTTTGTGCCCTGACTTGTGGTTCTACGGATTTCTATAGCTACGTCAAGAGCGGGCGGACTGGTAAAGGTAATCTGTGTACCAGCTCCATTCCATGTAAATGCAGTGGTAGCGACACCAGCTAATGTAACTGCGACGTCTTCTTGTGCTCTATAGCTAAATGGTACGGAATAAGTAGCGGTGTTACCGTTACCTGTGTACCTTACAAAACTGTTTGCCATGTGTTTCCTCTAAAATGATTCTTCTAAGACGGGGACTTTAGTTAGGTGGGTAGTATTTTTCAGGGTCAATGCTTTTAGGTAGTAACCCTTCTAGACCAGCGTCTCTTCTTTTCTTATCCCACTCCATTGCTTTTTGCATGTTAGTTACATTGATGTCCCTAGCTGTTTTATCAATGATAGGAAACTCACGTAACACATGTTCTAAAGCATATTTTTCATACTTCCTAACTAAGCCAAGAATAATTGCCTGTCTTAAGTCTTTCCCTTTTACGTCAGGGTCAGGATGTGTTTTATTTAATTGACTGTTAGCCCACAACACTTCTTCATTAAATGCTTGTTTTAATGTAAGGGCTTGCTTGTAATAAGGTGAATCTTTGTCTCTACTAATGTAAATTGGGACACCTAGTACAGATGTAGTTATTTCTCCTTTTAACTCTAACCACCTATCATACGCAGTTTGGTTGTTACTGTTTCTTATTGTAGTTAAATCTAAATTACTATCTTTATGTGTAGTTGAAGGTCTTAAGTATTGTATCTCTCTTCCTTCTGTATTAAAGAAATCAGCTATTCTACTGTTGCTTGCTTTACTCATAGCAAAAGGACTAGACCACCAACCTTTGTCATCTCCAATACCGAACATCCATCCTCTTCTTCTATCTATTGGCTCACCAAACATATTTCTTCTAGGCATGATTCTGTTATCACCATCAAATGGATTTAAAGTTGCAAGACGGTCTTGTAAGCTTCTGTATTCTTTTTCATGGTCTCTTTGTATTCTATCAGCATATCTAAGACCACCTGATAAAGGTACAAATTTAAATGAATGTCTTTGTACCATCTGTCCACCTTTTCTAATTGGGTCTTGCCAATACAATGCACCATCACCTAATAACAAATCTATTGTTTCCATCATAGCTTTTGTATAGAATTTAGATGTAAGGTTTCTAGTTACAGCAGCTAGAGTTCCCATTGCTGCCTCTTCCAGTTTTTGCCACTCTTCTTCAGGTACATCATCTTGATGATTGTGTGCAAGATAGTCACTTATAACATCCCACATATCAGCTGCTATACCAAAAGGCATAAACAATGGGTCTAGTCTATTCATACTAATGTATGTGTCACCATCTTTAACTGAGTATTCTTGCCAACCTGTTAATGCTTTTCTTTCCTCATTTACTTTATAATCTCTTGAGCCACCGCCTGTTACTTTACCATTCATAGCTGCTGTAATAGCTGCCATCCATATCATCCAACCCATAGTTACTCTTGCGTCAGCTTCTGCTGCTGCTGAAGGGTCGAAGTATGTTCCGTCTTTCTTTTTCTTCTTAGCTTGTTTCATAGCAAAATGGCTATAACCTAAAGGTGAGTGTTGCCATGTGTGTCTTAACAAGTTAGAAGGGGTGTTAATAAAGTTTAATCCAAAAGCCCTAGACCATCTGTTGTTTCCAGCCCATTTTAATATTGCACCACCTATACCACCTTGTAGTTTATTGGTTTCAGGGTCTCTAAAATATGCAGAAGCTGTATAAGTACTTTCTCTTGCATAGTATGCTGGGTCATTATATAAACTTTTCTCACCAGCAGTTAATAACTTAGAGTGTTTAGAATCAGCATTAGAAATTAAACGCCCTTGTGTGTCTTGTAAGTTGCTTATAAGCTCATCAAACTTTTGTTTATACAATGTAGGGTTATCCATTAGGTCAGGAAACTCTCGAAGAATTATTGTGTTAGCTTGAGCAGCTGCTCTTGCTTTAAAGTTCATGTATTTTAAGCCTTCGTCACCAGCTCCTAAGAATCTCATTGGAAATGAAATAGCCCTCATACTTGCTTTATATGGCAGAGCAATAGCACTGGCTGCACCTTGAGCTATATCTCCCATGAGTCCCTCAGGTTTATTCCAAAGTTTATCCATGTTATCCGCCCATTGGACTAACAAGTTTTGTCTACCAATGGCGTCTTGTTTCATAGCTACTGGGTCTAAGATAGGTTTACCAGCGTATAGAGTTCTCCAAAATTGTTTTATACCATCAACAGTGTAATACATAGTATAAATCCAAGTATCCATAGCTTCTCTAGCAGTTGTTTTTGCTAGTTGACTGTCTTTGTTTGATAGATACGCAGCCCTAATTAACATAGTAGCTGGTTTAAGTTGGGTTTGTACTAAAGATGATGTGATGTTAAGGATGTGTGTATCAGGACTTGATAACAATGAGTTGTTAACCCATTCAGTAACATAGTCCCATCTAGATACATCTATGTCTTCAGGCTTAGCCAAAGCTTTAGACATGTCTCTTTTATCTTTTATTTGAGCAAGCTTCTTCCAATACTGAGTAGCGTCTCCTTCTAGTGTTTTTTTATAATTAGCGTCAGTTGGATTAAAGATGAGTTCGATAGTTTTCATATCTAAATCTTCATCAGTAAATCTTCTTTTTGCTCTCATAGAAGCCAGTACTTGAGCCACTGATTGCTCTATTTGTTTCTTAATAACCATTAAGTGTGCATTTAACTGTCTTCTCTTTTCTAATTCTTTTATGATTCTATCAGATTCTTTTTTAGATATATTAGGAGCGTCTAGCATTACTAACAATTTACTTGTTTCGTCTCCATTGTTTAAAAGTTGCATATCCCACGCAAAGATTCTACCCGCTAACTTTCTCATGTTCTCAGGTAACTCAGGGTTAGACATAAAATCGTTTAACTCTTTTGGATTAACGTTAAACTCTTTAGCCATAGCTTCTACCTGTTCAAATGGTAGTGAATTGCTTACAGCGTCAATTTCATTTCCTAACTCATCTGCTTGTGCATTAATAAGGTTAACTAATTCTTCTTTGTTTTCACTGTACCTATTCATATTAAAGTGTGGTGTAGGTACTACTACTCTTTCGTTCTTGTTGTTTACATAAGCTGTTCCATCTTTATTAGTAGTGTTATAGTTTTCATCTCCCATGTCTTTTAATTTAGAAGGAAGAGGTTTATTTACATCTACTATTTCTTTCCTTACGATTTCTTCAGCTTCTTTAGTTGTAGCTTTAGAACCTATTAAATCTTTTAGTTGTATAGGTCTTGCTATAACATTAAATAATTCTTTACCAGTGACATCATTGACACCTAAGTTATGTAGTGTTTCCATGTTTTTTACTGCTGAGTTCTTAAAGGATTGTTTACCTAAGAACGCTCCACCAGCACCAAAGCCACCACCAAACACTGTACCAAAAGCACTGCTTATAAGTGTGTTTCTTAATGTTTGTTGTAAGTCTCTTTCATCTCTTAAACCTGTTTTCATCTCTATGCTTTGTAGCATGTGGTCGTGAGTATAGCCGTAACCAGCTCCTATTAAAGCTTCTATACCAGCACCATAACCTATAGCTTTTGTGTACATACCTTTTGTACCACGCTCTATAGATTCTTCTAGCATTTCTTTGCTAAGTTCTTTTAGTGCTTTATCTTTTAAAGCGTCTTTTATACTGGCATTTACTGCTGTTTTAGCTACTGCTCCACCAGCACCAAAGCCTACTAAGTTAACAGGGTCTAATACTAATGCACCACCAACATCTAACAGCCATGTACCAAAGCTTCTTGGGTCTTTATCATTGTCCCACCAAGATGGTAGTTTGTTATAAGTGTCTTGGATGTAACCAAACTGTTTATTTCTAAATTCATCTTTCTCTTCTTGTATACGGTCTAAATCGTTATACATTCCTACTGTGTTTAAGTTACCCCATGTTCTATCTTCATAGAAATATTCTAATAAATCAGCTTCATTCATTGACTCAAAGTCTTCATCAGGTGTAGTGTATGAATAATAGCTTCTTAATGTTTTATAGAATTTAGGGTCTTGTAAACGTTTTAAAGCTTCTTTAGAGTCTTGTGCTATACCAAAATCAATATCTGATTGTATCTCTTCTTCTTGTTGTTGCACTGTTGGTGCTTCAGGGTCAAGATTCCATTTAATAAATTCCACTATTTCTTACCTTCTTCTTTGTATTGATTTACTTGTTTAACTATTTCATCAAGAAACTGTTGAACAGCCATAGCGTCTTCCATATCTTTAAAGCCTAATGCTGAAGCTAGTTTTTGTAAATCAGCATTGTATAACTGTTGATTAGCAGTCTTAGTCATCTCCATTATAAGAGGTTCAATATCTGTAAAGTAATTTAATTTAAATGCAGTTTTAATAACGTTTTCAAAAGCGTCGGAACGTTCAGTGTCTGTGTAATCAAAACCTGAAGTGTCCCTATCATCAAACAGTCCCGAAAACCCAAAGCCTTCAGGGTCAGGTAAGTCTTTTGCTTCTATAATAAACTTCTTAATGTTATCAGTCACTACTTTTGCTGTTTCTCTAGATGTTGCCAGTTCAGGATTATTAATCCTTTCTAATTGAGCTTCTAGTTCATTTGCAGTTCGTTGTCCTTCTATTTGTTCCATAACTTCTTTAATAGGTTTGCCTCTTAAGCTTTCTTCTGAAGCTATAACATTACCTTCTCTGTCTGTTATGTCTAAATCAGTTTCATCCATGTTATATAACTTAGAAACAATAGGCTCTAGTTGAGACATAAACCCATCACGTTCTATATTGTTAGGCTGTCTACCGTTATTAGCTTGGAAATCATCTTCAAAATCTAAGATAGACTTTTCCATAAATCTTTGTGCATTTATCATTTGTGAAGTAGATTCAGATTTGTAATACCTTCTACCCATAGTATCTAATGCTCCATAACTAGATTTAACCATGTTTAGAGTATTGGTTATTCCTCGTTTATACATAGCATTATTTTCAAAGACAGGTGTATCTCCTTTATCTCTTAGCTCCACTCCTTTTTCATATGCTGTTACTAACTTATCCATAACAACATTGACAGGTAAATCATTGTCTTTAATTGCTTTCATTAATTCTTCTACAGAACCATATTGACCCGTTCTAGCTGAAATTTCTATGTTCTCATATTTCTCTGTGTTAAACACAGCGTTCTTTTGGTTGTCCATTAGTCTGTCAAAGACAGCTACTGATTGTGGGTGAATCTGAATTATCTTATTACGTACCTCATCTGCTTTACTAGGGTTTGTTATTCCTTCTCGGACTAAGTTTATAAGGCTTTCATCACGCTCTTTATTTTTCTTAAACTCATTGTTTCTAAATAAAGACTCTCTTCTTTGCATACCTTCTTTAAATAGTTTTATAGCCTCTAAATTAGATGAACCTATTAATGACCCTAATGGATTACCGCCTTTACCTTTACCTCTGTCTAACGTTAAGAGTTCTAAAGCTTTATCAACATCTTCTTCAGTGGTAGCTGTTTTAATCATTGTGTTAGCAGCATTTATAATAAGTTGGTTTTGTTCAGCAGCTTCAAATAAGTATGTTCTTTTTCCGTCTACATGTGGAAGTTCTACACTAAAGTTTCTAATCTTTTCTATTAAATCGTCTGAACCATTTACTAGCATTTCATTTACAATAAAGGATGTACCTTGTTCCATCTTTTTGTTTTGGTAGTATTCACCTCTCATCTTAGCGTCAGCTACTAGTGCTTTAGCTTTGTACTCATTAAAGGTAGAAGCGAAACCAGCTGTGTATCCTTTAGAAGCGTTAGAAAAGTCAGGTAAAAAGTCTTGGTAAAATTCTTCTAGAGTTTGTGGCTCTCTTGTTAACTCCCCATTTTCATTGTAAGTACCAAATGGATTGTAATTTTCCATCTCTCCTTCAATTTTAGTAATAGCTGCTGCTGCGGCAAATTTACCGTATTGTGTATTAACAGCTTCTTCAGCATAAAAGTTAGTAAGCTCAGGATGTACACCAGCCATAATTTCCTTTCTAATATCTTCTTCTGATTTACCAGCCGCATACAGCTCATTCATCTTAGTAGTAGCTGTTGTTTCAACATTTTGAATATAAGCTTGTCCATACTTTTGCATAGCTGGAGTAAACTGATTAGATAAGACGTTGACCACTTGTTGTAGTTCTGAGTTTTTACCTACAGTAGGTGCTCCAGCAAAACTTGCTCCGAGATATTTATTAGTTATTCTACTTTTATATGCCATGTTATACCTTTGGATTTGTACCTGTTATTGTCTCTGTCTCATTAGGGTTAAATGGAGAATCAGCTCCTATCCCATAGCCAGTTAAGAATTTACGTTTACTAGCGTCTTCACTTAGATAACCAGCACCAGCTGTTGCTATTTGTAAACCAAGTCCTAATGCAGATGGTTTTGAGACAGGTGGTATCTTGTTATAAGTTCTTTGTAAAGTTGCATAAGAATTAGTGGCTTGTGTTTGTGCTTTATACATATCAAAGTTAAACTCATTTAGAGTTTTAACCCATTGTAAATCTCTGTCTGCACCAAAGCTTCTCATAATTGCTATTGGATTTCCTAAATCCATGTTAAGGGCTTTGTGCTTATTTTGCCTATTAACTTGTGAAGCTTCAAAGTCTGATAACACTTTTTCTCTAGCTGCTAATCCTTTTTCTTTTTCTATCGCTTGTAAATCATTTAAATAAGCTATGTTAGCATTTGCTGCTGTAACTTTATTAGCTTGTTCCTGTGCTTCTGCTTGCTTTTTTTGAGCTTGATAGCCCATTACGGATTGAGCTATTTGCAGTACAGCCATTGCTTCAGGTACGCCACACATGTGTTATCTCCTTCATCATTAAATAAAATGGCATTTTAGCTTTGCCATATTGTTCTTCTCGTTCTATTGTATTAAATCCTAAATACCTAAGCCACTTAATAGACTTTTCATTTCTACAGTCTACGTAGTTGTATAGATATTTGTAACCTTTTCCCATTTCATCAACCCACTGGGGTGATTGTTTTATAAATTCTTTTTTATACTTAAATAATTCTTCACTAGATAATAACCAAGCTATACCATAGTCAGGTTCTATTGTTGGTACACTACCAAACATGCCTATAACATATTCTTCTTCTGTACCTATAACACTCCATGTTCTATGTCCTTTATATTCAAAAGGTGTCATAAGAGCCTCAACAGCTCCTACATTGTCTGACGCTTTGATTTCATCTAAGTCTGCTTGTCTAATTTTATCAGCAAGAAAAAGTACATCTGCTGAGATTGCCCGCCTCACATATGCCATTAAATTCTCCTAGAACGTCTATGGTAGTAACCTTCCACTTCAGCACTAGGAATAAACATAGGTAAGTGTGAGCTACTTTTTATATCTAATGTAAATAATGTATTTCTACTTTGTACAGGAACAATAATAGTACCTGACGAAATCGCTGGGTTATCAACAGTACCTGAAAAACCTACAACATAACCATTCATAGCTGTAGTATATGTGTCTCTATTCTCAGGTGTTACTTCTACTTGGAAGAATCCACTGTCCTCATAGTCAAATGATATAGTACGTATCTGATACCTACCTGAAGTAACAGCTATAGAACCTTGTCCTGAAGCTTCTCGTACGTACTGTGGTGACAGTGTATATTTAGATTCATAAGGTACACCCATAACTAAGTTAGTGTGGTTACCTTCTATTGTATATGTTGAACCTGTTGTATTTGTTGCTGTGTAATCAGCTCCTGTGCTAGCGTTTACAGCTATTAATCCTGTTTTAGCTCCATATGGGCTAGTGAATGTAGTCTTGTCTGTTGCTGAATCATAAGTTCCAGTCACAGATTTCTTCATATCTAGATATACATTAAAGCCTATGGTTGAGTCTGATAAATCTTGTAGGTCAATACGTAGTAACTTTGTGTCTGTTCCTTCAACAACAAATAGGTATACAAAACTTTGGTCTACCATACCACCTATTATCTTAGTATTATTAAACACCCACTTGGACCATGCAGTCTGTACTTTCTCTCCTCTATCAAAGAAGTATTTGTACATATACATTGTGTCAGCGTTGGTAGGTGATACAGCTGTTCCTGTAGTGTATGGTGCTGTTTGTGTATCAGCTGTATCTGAGCACAGCACTACTAAAGAATCCTCTGTTGTATTGCTTAATATCGAATAAGCGTTGTTAGGTATAAGTGTTTGTACCGCTACAGTAACATCTAGACCATCATTGGTTAGCGTGTCATTGTCTGAGTAGTACTCTCTTATAGCTGTATTTAAGTTACGTTTCTGTGCAAAGTATGCGTACCTACCTGATGAGATAGGTGTTACTTCATCATTGTGTGAAAATGTAGATACTTCATTCAACACCGCAGAGGTGGGGGTGATAGTCTCTGCGGCTGAAGCGAGTTTATACTGTGAAGTGTCGGAGAACAGTAGTAAAGTCTCGTTGAATGATATTGAATTTCTTAATACGTTAACAGTTGTACCTGAAGCTGCGACATCTATAACATCTGTATCTAATACTTGTGTTACTGTTGTCCCAAAGAAATTAAAGTAATCAGCATTACCTGATAATATTAAGTTCTCTCCAGCTAATATACCTAGTCTATTTTTATAGAATGTAAGGTTCTGTATTTTTTGTCCTACAAATGAAGGGTCAGGGTTTGTTGTATCATCTCCAGCGTCTCTAGCTGTATAGCTTTGCTGTGCAAAAGTAAATGTACCGTTATTGTTATTAATAAGAGCGTGCGGCATTGTAGAATTATCTAGCCCTGTACTTGTGTTAGGTGCTATACACTCTTCCCATACACCATTACCTGTATACTTAACATAGTAATCTGATGTAGTATCACCAGCGTCACCTGTTACTTTAATCTTATCATCTAACTTTGCATAATAAGGCAGCTTAGTAAAATCTTGTATCTCATCTTTAACAGCATACAGTTCACTATTACCAGCACCATCATGTGTCTCTACTGTGTAGTTAGCGTTTTGGTCTACTACATAACCACGTAGTGCAGACTGGTGTTCTGTAAATGTAAACTCAGCTGTAATTGCTGAATAGTTGCTTAAGCCTTGTGTAGTACTTAGTGTTGCCCCATTATCTGCTCTAACTAATTTAAACTCTATACTAGAAGAAGCATTCCAATAAGCACTGCCTGTACCATATCTAAAAATATCTATTAGTTTTGCTGTGTCTCTAAAATCTGTATCAGTACTAGCATTGCTTCCGTCAGGCATTTGTATAACAGCATTAATACCGTATGGTAAATCAGGATGGGTAAGATGTATTGCATACTCTCTACCAAAATTACTTACTTTAAACACTACATAAAAGTATTCTACTTTAGCTGCTGTAGTTGAACCACTTTGTGCTGGTGTTATAGATTTGTTAGATACAAAAGTATAGTCAGCAATGTTGACCATCTTAAGGTCAGCCTTAGGGTTAGTAGTTGCAAGATAAGATGTACCGTCAGGGTAGCTTACAGTCTTCTCATTACCTTGCAAGTCAAAGACTCTTACACCACCATTATAAAAAGCACAGATGTATTTATTGTTCTCGTCTCTTTGTATGTTCCATATCTTTGTAGTGTTAGGAAATACATTTGTACCATCTAGCGTAGCTATATATTCTGATGGTGGGCGTTTACCTAAGCCTTTGATTATATTGTTTTGACAATTAATCTGTTCTTCACCTTGATTAATACCACGTTGGGTAGGTGTTTGCTGGCTTACACCATTCAGAAAGTTAGGTATCGACTGAGAAACTACTGCCATTAATAAGTCCTTCTTGGTGGTCTATTGATTATTGAATATGTATTTGCGTCACCTTCTAGTATGTTTACATCCTCACTTCTAGAATCAGATTGCTTAAAGTTATTATAAGCTTCTTGTTCATCTACACTCATTAATTCAGATAAACCAGCGTCACCAATAAACCTAGCTGCAAAACGTCTAGCTGCTTTAACTGTAATATAGCGTCTAGCGTATTCAGGTAGTTGTTCAAATTGTTGTACTAATACAACATCTAATGGTGGGACAGTTGTAAAAATGTCAGTGTGGTTATCTAGGTCATACAGTTTACCGTCACGTATTACTACGTTCTTGTATCTGTGTGTTGCATGAGCGTCAGCTTGGACGCAGTTGGAAGGTAATGGAATCTTACTATCGTCGTCTATTGAGTAAGTTACATTGTATTCAGTGTTAAAGTTCCAGCCCTCACTTTGTACAGAGAGGCTAGTCTCATCAAGTATATTTATAGCGACAGATACATCTACGTTTGTTACGCCGCTAATAGAGTTAACAGGTGCTTCTCCAATAGCAGAGAGCATGGTGTTGATAGCTTGTAACTCAGTAGTTGGTGTTATTTGTGTTGCCATAATGTCCTCAAGAAAGAGGGGACAGCATAAGCCATCCCCTCAGGGTTAAGTATAAGAAACGATTAAGCTTCTTTAATACCTACAGCTGCCTCAGGACGAAGAACCCCGTGTCCCATAGCGTATTTAGCTACCATCAATGTACCTTGACGTCTTATGTCATATTCCATTTCAGTTGCTAAGTCCATGAGCTTAACAGTTCCCGCAGCTGAAGGATGGCAAACCAATGCAACATAGTTAGCTAAGTTAACTTGTTGTGGGTTAGAACCACCAGCTGTAGCAGAACCGCCATCAACGCCTGTGTTTGATGATAGGTCAGAAGCTACGAAATGTGGTGTTGGGACTAGCTCAATACCAGCTATCTTAACTACTTTACCTTCAGCAATAGAACCTTGACCGCTAAAGTCAACGTTAATAGCGTTAGTAGCGTTTGCTAATTTATAATACTCTTCAAGTCTGATGAAACATTTACGTCCTTCTTTAGGAACATAGTTTTCATCCATTGCTTTAGCAGCATTGAAGAGTTCATCAATCATAGCGTTAGCAGCTGTAGCAGCTGTAGCACTAGCGATTGAAGTGTTTGTTAACACAGTTCCTGAAGCGTAGCCTGAATCAGATACGTTTGCAGAACCTTGTGCTGCTTGACCGATTGTTTGTAGAACGTGCTTGTCTTTTTGGAAAGCCAATGCTCTACCGATTTCGGTTGAATAAGAACCTCTAACGTCGTAGTGGTTCTTAGCTTCCTCAATATTTGATAAGAATACTGAGCTAATGAGTAAGTCATTAATTGTAATGATTTTCTCGTTGTGGTTTACATCACTACCAGTGATTTCAGCACCAGCTGTGTGGTACTCAGCACCAATTCTACCCATTACTGGGAATTGAGCTGACTTACCTGAGCTGATTGTACGGACTGTTTCAGAACCTTGAGTAACTGAAGCTCGTTCAAAAGAAGTAAGAACCTCACCACTAAAGACTTTAAGAAACAGAGCGTCTTCTGTTCCACCAGCGTTGATTCTACCGACAGATACTGGACTAGCATTTGCCATAGTATAATCTCCTAGTTTAAAGTTTATCGTTGTGTTGAACGCCTCTAAGTCTCGTCATCAAGATTGTCTTCCGCAGAAGGTCAAGTTACTACTACTTGTTGGCAGCTGCCATCTAACGAGATAGCACAGCTTAAATCATTTACCGCCTTTGCCTTTCTTTTTTTTCTTGTAATTGCAAGCCATTATAAATTACTGTTAGCAAGTTTAGCTTGTACTTCAGCTTGGAACGCTGGGTCTTTGCTATACTCAGGTTTACTCATATCAGCTTGGACTTGAGCCCATGACTGATAACCCGCATTTGAAGTAGCACCCGCTTTACCAGCTACTAACTGTGGGTCACTACCATTAGCTGCTGTAAATCTAGCTTGTAAGCCAGTAACAGCTAACTTAATAGTTTCCATGTCCCCAGCATTTACTGCTTGGTTATATGCGTCTACTTCTGCTTCTGTTAGGTTTTGTTGAGCCCATGCTGTCATCTCAATATAAGCGTCATCTCCACCTACAAGGCTTTTAACCTCACTTTGTTGTTGTGTAGCAACAGCTTGTTGCCCCGCAATAAACTGGTCTACTGTTTCTTTTGGTATACCAGCTTTAGCTAGTGCTTCATATGATTGTTCAGCTAGCTCACCATTGTCAGCATACTCTTGAGTCAATGCTTCCATATTAAGACCAGCTGATTCAACAGCTTTGTCAGCTATTTCTAAATCATTTGTAGGCTCTGCCTTTGCTTCTTCTTTTGGTGCTTCTTCTTTAGGTTGTCCTAATTTAGATTCCAGCTCAGCATATGATTTAGCCATAGCCTCGACAGATTCAAACTTGTCAGGTAACCCCTCAGGTCTAGTAGATTCTACTTTCTCTTCTTGTGCTGGTGCTTCTGATGTTGTTTCAGTACCTGTCATCTGTACTTGTTCTACCATTTATTTTCTCCTTTATTGTGGTTTGGTCATGTTGTTAGCAACCTGTGGTACAGCACTTTGTGCTATATCCATCATTTGTTGTTGCTGCATTTGTTGCTGTTGAGCTTCTTGTTCTTGAGCTAGTTGTTCTTCACTCTTCATTAATCCCTCAGTGTCTATACCTAAGCTGGTAGCAACACGGGTAAGTAAGTCATTAGTATTTAATGCTTGTACTACTTCAGGACTAATCTGTGCAAGTTGTGCTATCTCTGCAACAAACTCTCTAAGTTTCTGTAAGTCATTACCACGTCCTAAGGCTTCTATACCTGTGATGATAGTAGGTGCTACAGAATCTTTTGGTAACGGTGGTATCTCATTTGCTTGAGACATACGTTTCATTAACACTTGTACTAGAGGTAGTTGAAACTCTTGAGATAGTAAAGAATAAATACCACCCATAGAGGTCTCTAGTTGTTCAGCCATATATCTTATCTCTTGTGCAGTAACACGCTCAGCGTCTCTTTGTATGGCTGTGTGTAATAAGAAAGCGTAAGACATACGTTCTTCTAAACGTCCTATGCTACGCTCTACTATTTGTAAATCGTATTGCTTTTCTGTTTGTAATACAGTTACATCATCTCTTTGTCCTGTAATGATGTCACCGTTTCTAGTCTGTGATAAATCTTTTTTACGTGTGACCGCATTAGGTCTAACCATAAAGACTACTTTACTTGCAGCTGCTGATGACTCTACTAATGATTGTGATAGTCCTTCTAGTGACTTAAGGTCTCCTAAAAATTCCTCTACATAACCACGTCCATAATCTTCACCATCTACTCTTACCATACGTAGTGCTTGGTAAGGCATGTTGTCTTTAGGGTATGTACCTACAGAAGCTGGAATCTTATAGCCCATAACTTCTTGACACACATAGAATTTACTATCAGGTAATCTGTATATATGTGTATATATTTCACAGTCCTCATCTTCTTTATAATCAGGATATTTACCTATAACTTGTAGGGTTTCTTCATCTAATGATGTAGCATTTACTTTCTCTTTTATAATTACTTCTAACAAGTTACCTTCTTCATCACGTCTGCATACATATTGTGTTATCCCATACACACGCATGTTGCCTTTCTTAGGTAGATATGTTAGTACATTACCACTTACAATTAAGTGTTTTAGTGCCTCGAATACAGATACTCTTATCGCTAAGTTTTCTATTTTCTTATGAATCTCACGCTCAATCTTACCTAGAGATTTTTCTACTTCAGACTGTAGTTCTTTGTTTTGCTCTAGTTCTTCTTTAGTTTTACCTGATAAAGACAGTCTAAAGAAAGGTGAGTTAGGTGGTAATAATAATAATAAGAGTTTAGAAGCTAGGTTGTTAACACCTCTTGCTCCTACAGATTGGAATGGGGTATAGATTTGCGAGCTCGACTCAAAGCCGTCGTTGGGTATAAGGGTTGGAATTGTAAGTTCGGAGCACTCACGGGCTCTATCGACATAATGTTGTTTATCTTGCTGTAGCTTCTCGTAGCGTTCTTTAGCAGTTTCTTTCATCATAATTAACTAATGTTTAATCCTGAACCTGAAGTAGGGATGGAAAGTCCTGAAGTTTGTAGAGCCTTTGTACCTTTACGTTTAACTTTTTTCTTTCTCTCTTCCTCTGTCAGTTTATCTTCAGCTACCTTAAGTGTAGGTGCTATCTCATCACCTGAAGGTGACGCAATAGGTGGAGCTGGAGCTGGTGCTGGTGGTGGAGTAGATACTCTTGGGCTACCTGAACACATATTATCTCCTATGTTTTATAAATTTCTAATCCTGTATTTTGTCCTTTGACTCTACGTTTTTGTGCTTCCATAGAAGCTATCTTATCTTTTCTGTCATCTTGATAAGCTTCTTCTTTTTCTATTGCTAACCTGTTCTTATCTTTTTCAGCATTTCTTCTGTCAGCATTACGCATGACTTGCCCCGCTGGGGTTGCGTCTTTGTACATTCTCTTGGCGTTCTTACCGCCAGCAAACATTAATCCACTACACATATCTATACTCTCTGTATTTCTAGACCAGTGCTAGACTTATCTAATGGGTTAGAGCCAACAGCTGTTTTAGATTTTTTATTATTTGATTGCTTATTATTAGATTTAATTTTCTTTAATGAAGGTGCTTGTGAGTTAGTATGTATTCTTAAAGCTTCATAAGTTTTTTCATCTTGAGTAGGTGGTACTTTAGAGACAGCTCCTTGTTCTTCAAGCATTTCTATACCACGACCCATTCCACACATTACTTATCTCTATCCTTTAGTTCATTAATAAAACGAACAACATCACGTTGTCCAGCCTTGAAGTATATGTCCTTCATTTCATCTGATAAGTCAGGTGACCTCTCAGGATACACAGTGTTTAACAATTTAATTAACTGTGGTACTGTGTTAGGTAAAGAAATTTCTTCTTCATCCCCTTCTATATCTTTTATTAACATATTTTATCCTTCTAAAACGGGTACTTTAAGCCCACAGTGTACCAGTTATTGTTCCTTTATTGTATTCGGTTGCTCTATTCTCAAAGAAGTTAGCATGTTCAACACCATTTAGTACCCAGTCTAACCACTCTAATGGATTATCTTTTACTTTGTAGTTGGGTTTTAATGATAGTTGTAACAGTCTACGGTCCGCAATGTACCTTATGTATTGCTTGACTTGCTTAGGCTCAAGCCCACGAATACCGCCTTGTTCAAATGCTAGGTCAATAAACTTATCCTCTAGCTCAACCATGTCTCTACACTGTTGGTAGATAGTGGCTTTGAAATCATCATTCCATACGTTAGGATTCTCTTTAATTAGTTCTTTGAATAACTTAATCATGTTCTCTACATGGTGTGACTCATCACGGATAGACCATGTAACTATCTGACACATGCCCTTCATACGACCAAAGCGTTGGAAGTTAAGTAACATAACAAATGAAGCGAACAGTTGTAGTCCTTCACCGAACGCAGAGAAACAAGCCATGTCTCTAGCTAGTCCTTCTACACCTTTACCTTTATCTTTAAACAGGTACTTGTGCTTATCAACCATCTCTTTGTATTCTTGAAATGCTTTGTATTCAGACTCAGGTAGACCTATGGTGTCATTAAGTAGTGAGTAGCTATGTGCATGGTTAGCTTCAGCCGCAGCAAAAGAAGTCAACATCATGCGTACCTCAGGTGCTTTAAACTTAGGCATGTATTTATCTAGGTATGCTTGTGCTATATCTATATCACCTTGTGTAAAGAATTTAAGTATCTGATTAATAAGATTCTTCTCAGGTTCAGTCAGCCTTTCGTTCCAGTCTCTTACATCTTCATGTAATGATACCTCTGACGGTAGCCAGTGCATTTTCTGTTGCATGTCATAGGCTTCAAACGCCCAGTCATACGTGAATGGTTTATAATATGTTCTTTCTTTGTTTAGCATTTATCCCTCGCAAGCTATACATTCCCCATCAGGAATTATTGTTCGTTCTATCTTTTGTGATACTAGTTCTGCTCTCTTGATTGCTTCCGAGCGACAGTAGTAAAGTGTCTTCAGTTTTCTTTTCCAAGCCAACATATGTATGTCATGTAACTCACGAATGTGTACATCAGCTGGAACAAATACATTAACAGATTGTCCCTGACAAATAAACTCTTGTCTGTCAGCAGCGTGCTCAATGACCCATTGCTGATTAATTTCTATGGCTGTCTTAAATGTATCTTTCTCATAATCAGACAGTCCTTTAAGTTCTAACACTGAGCCTCTGTTGGCTAGTATCTTTTTCCATGTCTTATCATCATTCATTCCTTTGCTTTCTAATAGTTTTTCTAGGTGTTTGTTCTTAACCAAGAATGAACCTGACATAGTCTTCTGTACATAAGCGTTAGCCCTGTAAGGTTCGATAGATGGTGAAGTAGTACCACAGATAATGGAGCTAGAAGCGTTAGGTGCAATAGCTAAGAGATGTGCGTTACGCATACCAGTGCCAGCCATGTCAGGTGCTTCACCTTTCTTAATAGCTAATCGTTTAGATTCTTGGACCGCTTGGTCTTTAATATGTTTAAACATCTGCATGTTCTTTGACTTAGCCAGTGCTGATTCAAATGGTATGCCGTGTGATTGTAAGTATGAATGAAATCCCATTGCACCCAACCCTAGACTACGTTCGTTTACAGCAGAAAACTTAGCCTTTTCTAAAGTGTCAGGTGCATTGTCGATAAAGTGTTGTAGTACGTTATCGAGGAAGTGGATTAAATCAGGTATAAACATCTTACATGTTTTCCATTCATCATACTTTTCTAAATTGACAGACGATAAACAACACACAGCTGTGCGGTCATCATCAGTTGGTAGGGTAATCTCTGTACATAAATTAGAATGATGTACTTTGAGACCTAATTCTTTTTGTGCTTCGGGTAACCCATCATTGACTGTGTCACTAAACATAATGTATGGCTCACCTGTGGCGACACGATTCTCAAGTATGCGTTGCCATAGCTCACGGGCTGAAACAGTCTTGACCACTTTGTTAGTGTGTGGGTCAATTAGATTCCATGAGTCATCATAGGTGGCTTCTTTGATACAGTTGTCTATAAGCTCCATGAAGTCATTAGATATGTTAATGCCGTGATGTAAATTCAGGCATTTCCTGTGTATGTCACCACCACTAGGCTTACGCATTTCTAGAAACTCTATAATTTCAGGATGGCTTACGTCCATGTAAGCGGCATAGCTGCCCCTTCTAGTCTTTCCTTGAGAGAAGGCTAACATCTCTGAGTCTACTACATGTAGAAAAGGTATTGACCCTGACGACTGAGACCCATTACTTGTACCAGTTCCATCTGAGCGAACGTGTCCCCAGTATCCACCAACCCCGCCACCGACAGAAGCCAGCCATGCGTTTTCAGTGTAGTGTCCAGTCAATCCCTCTCTACTATCAGGAACATAATTAAGGAAGCATGAAATAGGCAGTCCTCGTTCTGTTCCACCATTAGTTAATATAGGTGTTGCATACATGAACCACAGCTTAGATGAATAATTATATATACGTTCAGCCATCTCATCATTATCAGAGAACGCTTTGGCGGCTCTCATAAATGCGTCTTGCGGTGACGACTCAGTTGGTAATAAGTACCTATCATGTAAGGTAGTCTTACCAAACGAGGTCAATAGTTCATCTCTACTGTAATCCATATTTACTCCTATAATATGTTAAGGGGGTTAACGTGTGTGTTTTCTTTAATCAATATATCTATATACTGTCGGGCTTTCTTTAAATCCTCAAGCTTACCTTCCATGTCCTTGTGCTTGGTACGCCAGCGACATAGATACTTGATAACATTAGCCTCACAGTATGGTATCTCATTCTCGATAATAAACTGGATGGGTTGTATCTTATATCTTGAGTAATGCTTGGGATTGATTGCGTCTACTTCTACCTTCTTCTTGGTTGCCATAGTTTTACTTCTCCTTTTTTTCTATTGTAATCTCCTTTACGTAAGATACGGGCACACCTAGCTTGTTGCAAAGCTTCAGCCTCAGTGTATCCCTTCTTCTTATAGGTATATAATACTTTGTCCCACAGTTCTAAGATGGGTACATTAATATCATCCCCTAGTATCTTCTCAGCTGTCTTAATACCTATACTAGGACAGCCAGCATATCCATCTACTGCGTCACCAGTTAGGGACTGTATCATAAACCAGTAATCAGCTTCGGCTTGGGTTATCTTATTGACGGTAGTTCCATCAGCACATACTTTTGTAGGTATCTGTCTTAAGTCTTTATCAATAGAGACAATGACATTATCATAATCATAGTATGGGTCAGGTGTTGTAGCTAAGATACCTAAGACATCATCTGCCTCTAGGTTATCCCACATCACACCTTTGTGGTTTTCCATTATGTGCTTACGTAGTAACGGTAGTACTAATGGTTTACGTTTAGCTTTACGATTGTCTTTGTATGTTGGTAGTACATCCTTCCTAAAGTTAGTAGGGGATGTTAAACATATCCTGACTTTGTCTCCGTCTAAGTTTTGTTTGAGTGTCTTAATGGCTTCATCTACTAGACCACAGCACTTGTCCTCGTATGAGTGTAGTGTCCATAGTCCATCACCCCAGTTAACTGCTTCTTCATTTTGAAGAGCGACAGTATAAATAAGAATGTCACCATCAATAAGTAACTGCTTCTTAATGTGCAGTGGTTGTTTAGGTTGTCTGTTCAATGTGTTTCGCTCCAGTTGTCACCGACTTTGTATTCACCAGTCAGTGGTATTCTTAAATCAAAGTACTTGCCTGTTGCTTCGATAGCTTCGACAGCTTTCTTACCTATGATGTCCGCCCAGTCATTTCCACACTCTACTTGTATTTCATCATGTACCCACACCACTTGGTTAACATTCATGTACCCTTGTGTCCTTTTATTAAACTCAACCAACCAACGTTTGCATACTAATGCACCACCTGATTGTAGTAATGTATTCAATGCTGAATGTGCTGAGCGTACCTTAACGTTCCTACCATCTAGTCCTTTGATGTAACCTTTGGCAGCCGACGTTTGTACAGCTTCCATAAGTTTACTCAAGGCTGGTAGGTTGTTTAAGAATCTTTGTTTAACTAACTTAGCTTCCTTAACTGACTTACCAGTAACGTCAGCTATTTTGTTAACGCCACCACCATACAAGAAACAATAATAAAAACGTTTAGCTAAGTCTCTTGAGTCTAGACCAGCTAACTTCTGTGTCTCTGTGTGTATGTCACCATCAAGTACTACCTTAGTGTATGCCCCGTTGTCAAACTTAGCCATGTAGTGTGCTAACATTCTGACTTCCAGTGCTGATACATCTATGCCCACTAGCTTACGATTGTATGGTGTAGTAAATAATTCTCTACACTCTTTACCGTATGGTGCGTGAGCACTGGGTACTTGTGCTAAATTAGGGTAGGCATGGCTGGCTCTTGCAGTCACCGTTGAATTAGTGTTGCAAGTGCCGTGAAGTCTGCCAGCTTTAACAAGCTTCAACCATGCCTGATTCCCCGTAGCTAACTGTCCAATCCTTTTATCTAAAAGGAAATGTTCAGCGAGGAGTTTCGCTTCGGGAAAATCTAAACTATTTAATACTGCGTCATCTACCTTTGGTTTACCGTCAGATGTATACTCGTCAGGCTTCCAGCCATACTTTTCTATTAGTCTTTGTGATACGTGTTGTCTACTGGATGGATTAAATACTTCTTCAGTCTTCTTAATAAATGGTTGTCCCTTAACATACCCTCTAGTCTTGTTGTTAACTTTGGGTATGAATGTTGTCTCTTTAACAATAGGTGGGAATAATTCTTGTAACTCTTCTTCTATCTCTAAGCGTCTAGCTTCTAGTCTACCGTAGAGTTCTTTAGCTTTGTCTTCATCAAACATAAAACCAAATTGTTCTTGCTTAAATATAATCTTAGCAACGTCATGCTCTAGCTTCATAGCTTTATCAGAGTAACCCTTCTTCTCTATTGCTCTGTATAAACCAACGTTAACATGTACGTCTTGCTTACAGTACTCTAACATCTCAGGCGTAAACGTTTTCCAGTCAGTCTCTATGTGTGCTTTGTATGTACCGATACGGTGACCCCATGACTCAAGGCTGTGTCTGCCTATAAGTTTAGTTGGAAAATCTTTACCACGTTTAAAGTCTGCGTCTCTAATGTCAGGGAATAATAAACGAGTAGCAATGATGGTATCAAAGACATCACCTTTAGGTTTAAAGTCATATAACTTTTTCAATACAGGTAAATCAAACTTTAAAATGTTATGACCCACTAGTAAGGCTGCTTTTTCCATGCGGTGTATAGCTTCCTCTACTGGGACATCTATTAATTCATCTTTATCTAAATCATAAAGTACAATGCAATGTACCTTAGTACACTCATGTAAGAAACCATCAGTTTCTATATCAAATAAATATCTTCTCTTCATTTGTTAAAGTGTTCTCCTTTGCTCATTTGTTGTCTATATTCTTTTAAGTCACGCTTGAACCAAACCTTTTTAGTTTCAGGACAGACGTAAACTATTCTTACACCAAGCTTATTACCTAGTGCATTAGTAATACGTGAAGTGACCCAACCCTTTGGGTTGTAATATGCACATTTAAAATCAATGTAAATACATTCATGGGTCTTGCTATTAATAGCGACACAGTCAATAACACCTTGTGGTGCTACGTTGTCGAAGACCCAGTAACCTTGCTCAACCAGCCACGCCTTGCCGAACAGCTCAGCCCAGTGACCCTTATCTCTTTTCTTCATAATTTTATTTTAATTATTTTTTGTATTACACAAGTGGGAATAATAGTAGTGTTGCCAATATCTTTTATCTTACCATCACTATCAATGTTGAAGTCACTAGCTAGTCTAGTAACCTTGCTGTCTTTTTTAATTAACCATCCACTAGATATACATATAGGTAGCTCGTCTGTGATTAAGTCATCTTTATCACGCCACTCACTGTCTGACTCTATGTCATACCAGTAGACCATGACAAAGTCATGCTTCATTATATCTAGTTTAGGTAAGTATCTTTTCTTTTGCATTAGTGTACGGGGTGTTTGACCACCTCTATTTGTAGGGCTCTGTTGTCCCCCTCTTCTATGAGTTGGTCAAGAGCCATGTTTATTAAACCTTCCGCAATATCAGTACCAACAGGAATTTGAATAATATGATTAGTCTCCTCAGTCTCCTTAAGGGCTCTCATAATTATCTGTGTCCATTGTACTGATTTGTATTCCATGTTAGAAGTCGTCCTGTACATCTCCATCTGTCTCCGTTAAACATCCTGTTGCTAAGTCATAGTAAAGAGTACAAGCCTTGCCTGTCTCTCCACTAAACCTGTTCTTAAGAATATTTACTTGAGCCAAGTTCTTGTCTGACTGTAAATCTCTAGACATACTTATTATCATATCAGATAATTGTCCGATTGACGCAGACCCACGTAAACTATTCATTGATACTGCTACACCATCCTCATAACCTTTGTTACCTTCAGGTCTTTTAAGATGTGATACCAATATCAGTCCTATCCCTGTCTCTTCTACTAGAGTCCTAAGCTTTGATACTGTGTAATCTATAAGTTTACGCTCGTCACTTGTAGTCTCATCACCCACAGCTGACAATGCCATGTGTAAGTGGTCGAGTATTACAAAGTCAACGCCGCACCCTTTAGCTAAGTATCTAATCTTAGATAGTAAGTTGTCACTTGCAGTTGAACCAAAGTGATTATATAAATAAAATTTACCACTGCCTACGGTCTTGTCGAAGACAGTCTTAAGCTTCTTATCATCAACACCAGTACGGTCTAGATGTAATGGCTTACCTAATTCTATACCCATAATACCTAAGGCACTACGCTTGATAGATTCCTCAAGTGCTATGTAACCAACGCTGAAATTTTTTTTCAGTAAATGTAAGGCTACATGTCTACAGAAACTAGACTTACCTACACCACTACCAGCGGTGACAGTAACCAGTTCACCTTTACGTAGTCCATGTGTCTTGATGTTAAGACAGTCAAAAGGATACTCTACTGTAACGTAGTTGTCTTCCTTCCGTATGTCATCCCACAGGTCAGCCCCAGCTACAATGCCGTCGGGCTGATAAGCTTTGGCTGACCAAACGCAGTCGATTAACTCTTGTGCTTTACCAGCACACAGCATTTCGTTTGCGTCCTTCAAAGGCAACGAGCATATTTTTGCCTTGTTTGGTGAGAAGATTTTTGCACATTCAGTGGCAGCCTCTTTACCAGCTGTATCATTATCAAACATTAGAACAACAGAGTCGAAACCCTCAAGCCATTCTAACTCTTTAAGTAAATCACGCTTTGCCCCCTTAGCTCCAGTCTTAACTGATACTACAGGATACTTATTCTTATTTACTTTCGAGACAGAGAGAGCGTCAATCTCACCCTCTGTAACAATAACCATCTTACCTTTATCACGCCATAGGTGCTGACCAAATAACTGAGCGTCCTTAGCTTCACCTATCCACTGAAAACTTTTATCAGGGTAGCGTAGCTTCTGAGCTACTAGTTCATGGTCTTTGTTATAGAAATTAGCTATCTGCACTGGTCTCTTATGAGCTGTGCCTATCTGATAGTTAAACTTCTGTAACGTATCGACATCTAGTTTACGTTTGGCAAGAGAGGTGACTGTCCCACTGACAAAGTCAGCGTTGCTGTTGGTGGAAAGCTCGGGTGTTGTCATTGATTCTCCATTTGTATGATATCCACAACCAAAACAGTAACTGTGTCCGTCGCTATATACGGCAAGGTTATCCTTGCTACCACAGGATGGACATGGTGCATGGTGTAGAAATGTGCTGTCATTTGTATTCATGTCTAAAGGGGTACTTTAGTCGTAGGGTTTTCTGTCTTGTAATTTTTTATAAGCTTGGTCAATCAAGAAAGCTACCTCACCTGACCCACTTCTAAATGATTCTTTAGTAAGAGAGACTAGTTTTTGTTTTGTCTCATGTGTTACTACTACTTGAGTGTATTTCTGTTTTCTTTCTGCATTAACGTCTCTAAATTTTTTTTCCATTTTATTTCTCCATTTTATTTTAATAGTTCTTGTACATTAAATTCAGGCTCAGTTGTGTGGAAGATGTCCCTGTGTCCTATGATTTCTATAACGTCAGGAAACTCCATCTTCAAGTCATCTACTGTCCGCTTCAATGCTTTAAACTGGTCAAGTGTGTAGTTACATTCTGATGTACCGTCACCTTTGCCACCACCTATCAATACTATACCGATAGAATTTTTATTGGTGGGTTGATGTTTGTTTCGGTTCATTTCGTAATGTAAGAACGCACCAGCTGAGTCAATATCTCTACCGTCCTCTACTGTTCCATCTCTCTTTATTATTTTATGAAATCCACCTTCGAGTAAACCTTCCTTGCGTCCCTCTATGTCTATCTCTCTGCTACCCCAGTTTTCACTCGGTTTAGTATGAGAACAACAGACCACTATGTACTTGGTTTTTTTTCTTTGATTTCGCATAGCCATTCCTTTGGAATATGTTTAGTAGCATACTTGAAGCCATACTTTTCACACCACATACCATATGTAGTCTTACTCCGTTTGTTTATCTTGGCTTTAGCATTGCTGAATAAGAAACGTATATCCAATTCAGGATACTGTTCCTTAATTAGTTTCATTTTCTGTCTATCTGCTGTCGTAAACAATCCCTTCGTCTCAATGAATATGTTTTGCTCAGGAAGATAGAAGTCAGGTGTATAAGTATGTAGTTTCTCAGGTTTAGTGTACTTTAATTTAGTCTCTTCAAACTCATATAATATACTTTGACTTCTAAGTTCCCCAGCGATTCGTTCTTCAAGTCCTGACCTGAATCCGTAAACTAGTCCAACCTTTTTAGAAGTCAGAGGTTTCCGTTTCAGTCGTGCTCTCCATGTCATTGTTAACTTGTGTCTCCTGATGTTCGTAGCCATCTGTTTCATCAAACCCGAAGCCTTTGGCATTGCCGCCACCACCTTCTACAAGTTTAATTATTTGTACTGCTCTCAGTCTCATAGAAACACCAGCACCAACCATAGCTGTATAGTATGGGATAAGTTCAGCTGATACTTTTATCTCTGACCCTGACCATACGTTTACATCTTTCATTGGTGTACCTTTAGCGTCAAACAATGCAACCTTGTTAGGTATAATTGTTCCGTCCTTAGATACTATCTGTGCTTTACATTTGAATTTAAAGATAGTGTTACCAGTTGAATTACCAGCGTCATCTACCTCTTCAAAGTAAGGTGCGTCAGCTTGTTTAATCTTCTTGCCCTTAGCTTTTTCTTGAGCTAATTCTTTAGAAGTTTCTAAAGCTCGGTCAATGCGTTGCATTAACTCTCCAGCGTCCTCAGTCTTTAAGATGAGATTAGTTTTATAATGCCCATTCTCATCAAAGCGAGTATCAGGCTGTGTTAACCACGCATACTGACTAACGCCAATAGGTGTTACTACTTTTTCATTTTGTTGTGTTGCCATTTTATCTCCTTGATTATGGTTTTATTATCTTATATGGGTACTTTAAGCGAAGAAGAAATCACAGTCTTTTAACTGTTGAATATCTAAGTCACCCTTCTCTAGTTCTTCAGGTAACTCAGTGTGTAGTTCAACAGGTAACTGCGACTTAACATCTTCTTTAAACTCTTTAAGTACGTCCGTCTCTGTGAATGTCTGAATGAAGGCTTGCTTCAATGATACACTCAACATCTCAACGTCGGCTGCCGTAGTTCCGAAGCTGTCATGCACATTACAAAAGTTTCTTATGCCATTGTCATATGCAACATTAACAGTCCTCATCATAGCTGCCGAGTCTAATGAGTGTACAAAGTTAGGTGCAACCCCATTGCTCATCCTCAGCTTATCCGTCTTGTCAGTCTCATAGTTTACTCGAGGCTTGATAACCTCACCGAGTAACATGGTCTTGACTCTCTTGGATTTCATTTCAGGATAGGATTGATAAACAGGGAAGCCGACAGGTGTTATCCAATGTATAGGTAGCTGCTCTTTAGATACCACCTTAGCTATCTGTTGAAGATAATCCATACCATGACGTGCTGATGTCAGGTTATCACCAATGCTGTCCCATATGACACCAGCTAAATAAATGGCTGGCTTGAACACGTCAGTGGTGAACGGATGTTCTTCTCCCTTATCCTTACGCTTGGTCAAGTCTTCGACAACAAAGTCAGTGCATGAGTATCTAGTAGACCCATAGCATATAGTCATAATGCTACGTTTAGTGGTGCTACGCTTTACTCCATACTCTAACCATGCGTGTGCATAAGGCTTGCCCTCAGCTTTGTCTTGTTTCAGTTTCTCTGTCACTGAGTCAGCGACAAGTTGGTATATGTCCTGTGGTGTATCACTAGGCACTACATTGACCAGCTTGCCAGCTGTCTCATCACGTAACATTAGCGAGTATAACTGTAACCCATTACAGCTACCGTCAATCGAGACAGGTAAGTGAGACACAAAGCCGTAGCCTGTGTCCTGAAACTCGACCCACTCTTTACACCAAGCGAGGAATTGAAATGGTGAGTCTGCCTCTTCCCATTCCCGATTGACAATAGGGTCTTGAACGATACGACGAAACATTTTCATGTTGTCATCATTCATGGACCAATCTGCCCTCTCTTCGAGGGTAATCTTATCATTGCCCCACACGTTAGCCCCGTGCACAGCTAACCAAAAACCACCTGAATTATCTTCAGTGATTTCTTTACCATGACTAAACTCAAGTAAAGCTTTAGCACCTGATATTCCCTGATAATTTAGGAACGCTGGTACGCAATAGGCTCTACCTCTGAAGTCTAATTGAAGAGGGAAGTAGATGTTCTCATAATCTTTAAA